CGACTTTACCAAGCAGACGGAAGTCGAGTACAAAGCACAGTGGGAAGACCCGGAGACGCATCTTTCGATTACGGGGCCTTACCCGCGCAACGGGGCGTATCAGTGGGTATGGACGTTCAACTCTCCCGACCAGATCGGCGCTGCTGGAATCGTGGCCGCACTTGTCAACAAGGCGAAATACAATTCATCGGCTGCGAACCGGGCGGCAATTGAGCAGGCCCAGGCCAAGGCCAAGCAGGACAGATTCCAGCAGAACTTCGCCAAGATGAAGGACAGCAATCGCGTATCCGGCATCCGTGCGGCGAACATCGGCGGCATGGTCAAGGCACAAAAGTCCAGGCCGGAGTTGATGGACGCGCGAGCTCTCGGACTTCCGACGCATGGGGCGCGGACGATTAAGCCGAGCGTCGGCGAACTTCAGGTAGCAGGGTACTAAGGAGGCGTTATGGCATTGATGGGAGTGGAATCTAAATTCCCCAGTTCGCAAGTCGCGGAACGTGCGATTGCGCAGAAACAGTCGATCGGCAAGTCGCGGATTATGCCGCTCAAGCTCAAGGTAATTGAGGACTTGAAGCATGAGAAGATTCACGTCTTCAATGTCGGGCCATGGGCGCAGACGGTCAACACAGGCTCGACCGGGACATTCACCATTCCGGCGTGCCCCTCCGGGGAGCCGTATGCCGAAATGCTGGTGATGAATGCAGTGACCGGCAAGTGGGAACCGCCCATCTCGATCATCATGGAGGAGTTCGTTATCAAGTCAGAGGACGAAATGTCTTCGTTGACCGAGGATGGCTGGAACTTCGCGCAGTCGATGTTGGGCATTGGCCGAGGACAGCACCCGGCCCGCAAACTGACACGGTTCGGCATCTTCGCATCTCGCAATGCGCAGCCAACACAACAGGAGCTTTCCGAGGCGCACAAGGAACTGGAAGAAGAGTGCCGCCAGATCGTGAAGTGGGCAGGCGACATCTACGCGACCGACCGCAAGCTGTTTTCCCGCGCCGTGCGGCCCGAGGTTCATTTCGTGGCTGCCAGGATTCTTGGGCGCGACAATCCGCAGGACTCGCCTTGGATGCTCGACGCCAACCCGGTAGGCCGCGTCAAGTGCAAGATGTGCGGGCGGCTTTGCGATCCTGACGTAGCGACGTGCGAGGCCGGCCATGTTGTCAATCGCCCCCTTTACGAGGAACTGCTACTTGCAGATGAAATACTGAAAGAGCAGGTAGTGTTAGCATCGGCAAAAAAGGCTAAGTGATGGCATACGGCGTAGTCTATCTTCTGACGAATTTGGTCAATGGTAAGCATTACATTGGCCAGACGGTAAACTACGCCGCGAGGATGAGATTCCACTCTAATTCCAACCTCAAAAATCGCTTATCGTGCGCAATTAGGTCTCACGGGTGGATCAATTTTTCCCGAGAGATTCTAGGTCATGCGGACGATCAAGGATCACTGGATAATCTTGAAAAGCTATGGATTATCGTCACTAACGCCATCAATGTAGGCTATAACCTCAAGGGGGGCGGAGCGAACGGAAAGCACTCTAAGGAAACCTTGCTCAAGATGTCGAAAGCGCACGAGGGGAGAGTTTACAGCCGTAAGGCTGTAGATGCCATGCGCACTGCTAACTTAGGTAAGCCGAAATCGGCCCATGTAAGGAAAAATCTTGATCGCAATGGCACAACCGCATCCCTTCTGACCCGTAAAAAGCTGTCAATGGCCAAGAAAGGCACGAAGCGTTCCCATGAATCCATAGAGAAGTGCCGCCAATCTATGATCAAGTACCATGCACAGCGGAGGGCATCGCTATGAGTCCGATCCCGCCTCCGAGCGTAACGAGTCCCTACGACAGCGTAGATTCGGTATTGAACCTCGTGCGCTCGAAGATGCTGGACACCATCGGCTCGCTGGCGGGAGACATTCTTACGGATGCCCAGCCATTCATGCAGGAGTACACGAACGCCGGGTGGCGGGAGTTGCAGTTCTTTCTCGCCACGCTCGGCTATTCGGCGTTCAAGGTTCCGTTTTTTGGCCAGGCATATCCGGTCGTAGACTCGACTGACCCGGCGACCTGGACTTCTCTTTCGTGGACGCAGTTTGTCAATGCTACTGGGGCGGTTTATGCTCCCCCCACCGTGGACGTGCTTCCGCAAAACATGATTCTTCCTTTGCGGATCAGTGAGCGAGTGACAGGGTACAACTCAAAGACGCAGCCTATGGAAATGGCGAAGGATCAACTTCCCCAGACCCGCAAGGGGCCGTACAACGGCTGGTGGCTGTGGGAGAACAATACGCTGTACATGCCGGGTTCGATCTACTCAATGGACCTCCGCATGGAGTTGGCGATCTACATGCCCGACTTTCTGACGGATGGGGTCGGGCCGTGGTATCAAAAGCCGGTTCCGGTCATGCGCGCGAAGACGGCGCTGGCGTACTTCATCTGTGACGAAGTGGTGCAGGCCCGCGAAGATTTGGCGGGATCATTCACCGAAAAGGCACAGCAGGCGGCGCGGCAGATTTACAACATCGAAGTGTCGCAGAAACAGCGGGTTCCGACGCAGCGGAGACCGTATTGCGGCAACCGAAGTGGCTACGGATACGGAGTTTGGTAGGGAGGAATCATGGCAATCAAAGTAACGTTGGATGGTGTAGGCACAGGAACCAACCTTCTCGGGGTTCCCGACGCGACAGTGAAAGAACAGATTTACCAGGGAACACTCACTTTCTCTGTCAATTACGCGACCGGCGGGGATGCGCTTTCTTTCGCAAACCTCAATGGGCTTTTGTCGCAGACCGCGCCACTGCATGTCGAGGTATACGAAGAGCCGACCATAGCGCAAACCGCGACGAATTACCGCTTCATTTTCGCAAAGGGCGCAACCATCGCGGCGGGCTTGCTTCAGATATTTGTAGGCACGACCGGCGCGCAGTTTGCCGCGGGCGCGTACGGCGCGACATTCGCCACAACTACAGTGAAGTTCCGCGCGTGGTTCCCGCTGGGGCAGTAAATGCCGATCAACACCTCGGGAGCGGTCGGTGCGCCCCTTTCTGTCTATGGCAGTTGGGTAACAGACGTGTCTCCCGATGCGTTGCCTGAAAATGTCTCGCCAGATAATCAGGAAATTATCTACGGGGCCGGATTCACGCGGTCCCGAGCGGCCTTCCAAAAGGTCACTGGGATTGCATGCCCCCCAATTGGCGGTGTAACCCCGGATTGGGTATATGGCAAGAGTTTCGTCACCCCAACTGGAGACGTTAAGAACCTCTACTTCGATTCGGCGGGGCGCTTATGGGTTGAGGATTTCACGAATTCCCCCGGCGCGATCACGCTGCTGCTGCAATCGACGCCAGGGAGCTTTTGCCAGTCGATCACGAAGTTTGGGCGCGAATATATTGCAATTTCCGACGGTCTGCATGGAACCGAGATGCCGCTCCAATATGACGGCACCTACCTTGACCGGGTGACGATGAATGGTCCCGGCGCGCCGCCCACAGTGACCAGCGTAGCCCTTCCAGCGGTCAATATGGCCGCATCCGGCAATACGCTCACGCGGATCAACGATCAAGTGTTAGCGGCAACGGCTACGCCTCACGGATTGAAGATTGGGTACCAGGCGCAGATTGCCAACGTGCCGGACTCAAATGCCACCACGGTAAATCAGGCCATCACTTCTCCCAGTCCGTATGGCCAAACGGCCTATGGTGGATGGTCATATGTCGGCGGTCAGTGGAGATCGAATTTCAATCCAGGAACATCTCCGCTCTCCGGGTTTATTGCAGTACCCGTTCCGGGTTTCTCGATTCCATCAACTGCGACCATTTTAGGTGTAACTGTCAGTTTCGGAATTAACTCGCAATCAGCTACTACGGGCACGGTCGCTCAGGTGGCGCTCTGGAACAGTTCTGGGCAGGTAGGCACGGCCAAGACGCCGGGAACGGCTATCACGACCACAGTTACCCAGAATTCCTATGGCGGCGCTGCTGACACATGGGGCGCGTCTCTTACGCCGACCGTGGTCAATGATCCCACCTTTGGATTCGCTATTTCCATCGCGGCGGATTCGGTGCGAGACTTTCTGAATGGTCCCTATACGATTCAGGTCTACTACACGCTCTCCGGTTCGCGCACGGTAGCGATTGTGTCCTCTATCGTCATCAACAACGAAATCGCGCCGGGTTTGGCCTTGGTGACCACAACACAGCCGCATGGTTTGATTCCAGGGATCGATATTTCTCTTGTCGGCGTGCAACCGGCGACTGTCTCCACCATCTCTGCAGCGCAGTGGACCGCTGGCAAAACCACAATAACGACGACAAATAGTCACAACCTTCAACCGGGAGCCGTGCTTCAAGTTGCCGGAGTAACGACTGCGACGGGCAGCACTTCGTTCAGCTTCAACAGCAACAGCGTGACGGTCGAATCGGTTCCCTCGCCGAATCAGATTTCTTACTTCCAAGCTCCGATCACAGCGACCGATCCCGACGTTATCAATGCCACGGCCAGCACTGGAACGCTCTCCGTGTCGTGGCCGATCCCTGACAATACGCCCACGCCAACCTATTTCGAGGTTGATTCCTGCCCAACCGCAACCACCTTTTACATTGCGGTAGATTATGCGGATGGTACATGGACAAGCGGTACGGTGGGATTTGCGTGGGAAGGAACCTTCTATGTGACGAAGGTCCCCGATTCGACGCACTTCTACTACTATCAACCGGGGCCGAACGGGTCCACGACGGCAGTGGGCACCGTTACGCCTTTTGGCCAGGCCGCGCCCGGATTGCATCTCTGCCAGGTTCTCTACCTGACGAGGCAGGGAGCCATCACCGCACCGAGCCCGCCCATGACGGTCATTCTGAATGGCGGCCAGTATGTGAGCGTGAGCAACATTCCTATCGGTCCTGCCAATGTTATCGCGCGTATATTGGCGTTCACCGGGGCACAGCCGGACGTTCCCGGCATCCTTCCTCCGTTTTACTACATTCCAGTCCCGGCGCAGCTTGAAGGGCAAGTTGTCTCGACAGCCACGCAGATCAATGACAACACGACCACGACGGCGCTACTCGATTTCTCGGACAACACGCTTTTCGCGGCTATCGGAATCAGCATACCCGGCAACAATCTCGCCTCGCAGTTTGTGGTTGAAGGGGCGCTTGGATTCAGGACGTATCTTGACCGGCTG